GGATTTTTATGAATCGTGGCCGTTGTATGCTAATGAGATTCGAGAAAAGTTTGAAAGATTTCAACAATTTGACCAAAATCATCTTGATACTAAATTAAATTTTTACACACATATTTTTGATGACATTAAAGGTAACGGCAATAGTATCGAATATACAGAACTAGATTTTATTAATGGCTGTTTTGTTAGCCGAATCGGCAAAGATTTAATGTTTGCTACACAAACGTTTCACGATGACAAAAACGCATTATTAAATCAAGTTAACGAGTATTTTCCTGACACTAATAACAAGATTGTTAATGCTGGCGGACATGGTGATGCTGTATATTGTCCAGTTACCCCTGGATTAATTATCAGTTTGCACGATATCCCAACTTACAAAGATACGTTCCCGGATTGGGAGGTTGTTTATCTCCCTGACTCAAATTATGCTCATATGAGAGAATTTGAATTTTCAATGAAACGCAACAAAGGACGATGGTTTTTTCCAGGTTTTGAAAAAGATCCTAACATGATTAATATGGTAGACCATTATTTTGATGAATGGGTCGGAGAAGTACATGAAACTGTGTTTGACGTTAATATGCTTGTTGTAGATCAAAAAAACGTTATTGTGTCCGCACATAATGATCAAGTTGAAGAAGCATGTGCAAGGCACGGGGTAGAAGTACATGTATCTCCATTTAGACACAAGTATTTTTGGGATGCAGGAATACATTGTATTACAAACGATTTAGATAGAACAGGGACTCCTGAAAAATTTATTCGCAATTAATCATGATTTCTTTTCCCGTAACCTTACATGACCATCTTGGCGGTTTTGATAAAAATTGGGAGAACCCAATTCTAAGAGATCTGGATAATTATGCTAGAGATAAAAAGATTATTGGAGATGTTATAATTGATGTTGCAATAGGCAACGATTTGCTTCAGCACTATCCGCACTTAAATTATAAATTTGTGTTAAGTAAGTATGTGTGGGAAAGTATGTTAGGTTATAATATTCACCCAGCAATCAAATATAAAAATTTTATTTGTAGTTTTAACGGTAGCGATCATGTTGGCAGGCAATTACTATCCGCAAGATTAAAAAATCAAGGATATTTTAATCCAGATTATTGTAGTAAAAATTTCACGTACAACAATGATTGGGTTTTAGGGCATCTAAATAATTTAGACTTAACAGAGACTGAAATAAAATTATATTCAAAATTTTTTATAACACCAAATGATTTTTGTAATACAATTTACTCATTTGGACATGTTCAGTATGATCATAAAAATAATATCTATAATTTAGAAAATAAATTAACACAAAGTTTTTTGCATATTGTATCAGAAACAATCCCAACAAGTTATTATCCTTTTGTAACCGAAAAGTTTTTATATAGTATTGTTACTAGAGGTTTATTTTTAGCTTATGCGCAACCGGGATGGCATAAATTTATGACAGAATATTTTGGTTTTAAGTTATACACAAATATTTTTGATTATTCGTTTGATGATATTGACAATCCGGTTAAGAGATTGATCAAATTAATAGAAATGGTATCTAAATTTAGCAATCTGAGTGTGGACGATTGGGTTGATTTATACTTATTGGAAGCAGATACAATCGAATATAATTACGATCACTATTTCTCTAATAATTTCAAAAAAAGTCTTGCAAAAAAATTAAAATTTTTGTAAAATATAAAAAGTTAAAAAAGGACATTATTATGGCTAAACCATTTGACGTGAGTAAATTTCGTAAAGACATTACTAAGAGTATCGACGGACTTAGTATTGGATTTAATGACCCAACTGATTGGGTATCAACAGGCAACTACGCACTCAATTATCTTATCTCGGGAGACTTCCATAAAGGTGTTCCCATGGGTAAGGTCACTGTGTTTGCAGGCGAATCAGGTGCAGGTAAATCCTACTTTGTTTCTGGCAATATTGCTAAACACGCACAGCAACAAGGCATCTTTGTTGTAATGATTGACTCAGAAAACGCACTCGATGAAGCATGGTTGCATGCACTAGGTGTGGATACAAGCGAAGATAAACTGTTGAAACTTAGCATGAGCATGATCGATGATGTTGCTAAAACTATTTCGATGTTTATGAAAGATTATAAAGCAATGCCCGAAGAAGAACGTCCAAAGGTGTTGTTTATTATCGACTCACTGGGTATGTTACTAACTCCAACAGACGTCGACCAGTTTGAAAAAGGTGACATGAAAGGTGACATGGGACGTAAACCCAAAGCACTCACAGCACTAGTTCGCAACACTGTAAACATGATTGGTGCATACAATGTGGGTCTTGTAGCGACTAACCACACATATGCATCGCAAGACATGTTTGACCCAGATGACAAAATTTCAGGTGGTCAGGGATTTATCTACGCAAGTTCAATTGTTGTAGCAATGCGCAAGCTCAAGCTCAAAGAAGACGAGGATGGCAACAAGACATCTGAAGTGCAAGGTATTCGTGCAGCGTGTAAGGTAATGAAGACACGTTACGCTAAACCGTTTGAAGCAGTACAAGTTAAGATTCCATATGAAACAGGTATGAATCCGTATTCGGGTCTTGTAGATTTAGCAGAAAAGAAAGGTCTACTCACTAAATCAGGAAATCGTTTGCGCTTTGTAGAACGCACAACTGGAGAAGAAGTGCTTGCTTTCCGTAAGGCTTGGGAATCTAATGCTGACGGTATACTCGATAGACTTATGCAAGATTTTGCTTTTGCTGAAGAACAGATAAGTAACGAAGAAGTAAACACAGTAGACGATGTTGCAGACGACGTTGTTGAAAATGTTACTGATTCATTAGGAGCAGAAGAAGAATATGAGTCCTGATTTGGCTATGGAAATTTGGGAAGCATTGCGTCCGCATATTAGCGGCGGCTTCCAACAAGCAGCAGATGATTTTGCTGCTGTATTGATTGAAAACGGAATGAATGCTAACGACGTTGCAGAGGTTGCACAAGATAGTTATGTTATTAAGAGTCTTGCTGAATATGCAGATGAAGAATTAGTATACGAAGACGAAGACTACGGCTTTTATGAAGACGACGACGAAAACGACAATTACTAATGTGGTACAATAAGGTAACTAAAAACCTTGGCGAGCTTCCTGGATTTATCGATTATTATAACGATGAATTACAGGAAGCAAAACGCGAAGTTCGTATTGGTGGCAATGTTGAAACCAATATTAAACTTTTACCGGGTGTTACCGAACATCGTTTTAATCAGCTACAAGAAATTGAAGCTGTATTGAATTTTTTAAATATTGAATTGCGTAAAATTCGTCGCAAGCACTTTCAAAAATACCTTGAAGCATACAGTCGCGCACTGACAAGTCGAGATGCTGAAAAGTATGTTGATGGCGAATCAGAAGTAATTGATATGGAACTTATTATTAACGAAGTGGCATTACTACGAAATCGTTGGTTAGGTATCATGAAAGGATTAGATACTAAACAATGGCAAATGGGCCACATTGTTAAACTACGTACAGCAGGTATGGAAGATGTCTCAGTTTAATCCAGGACAATCCACATTAGATTTATTAGGTTCCTATGACAGTTTCATGGAGAGTGTTGATTCTGTACTGGATATGGGATGTGGCACAGGCCAAGATCTAATCTGGTGGGCAACACGTGCGCTAGAAGACGACAATGGAGATTTTATACCATTAAACATTCGCTGTGTAGGTGTTGACCTAATAGATAATGTACCAGACATTAAGCCTTATAAAAACATTACCTATCGTAAAGCAGAATTTGAATCTTTTGAATTATATAAAACTGACAAGGCGTTTGATGTTATTTGGGCAAATAACAGTTTTCAGTACGCTTTAGATCCACTAGGAACACTAAAACGCTGGAGAAGTTTATTATCCACTGGCGGTATGCTTGCTATGGTAGTCCCTTCGTACACCGAAGTAGAATATACTAGGTTGTCCATTACTCAACCAGATTACGCATATCACAATTACACCACAGTTAGTTTGTTGCACATGCTAGCAATTAACGGGTTTGATTGTGCATTTATGCAGAAACATCCCGGTGATCCATGGAT